CTGTGCGCTTTGTTCATCCTGGGTGATTTTGTCGAGGCTGCTCAGATGCGTCTGCTCGATTTCCTGACGCAGCTGTTGGTACTGCTCAAGAGCCTGCTGCTTACCGTTATCGTTTAAAATACGAACGACAGGAGGAGCGCTAGTTTGATGGCCCTTAGGCTTAACAGGTTTGGTCTCAACATGGCTATCATTGCCATTCTGTGCATTAACGGCATTGCTTCGCCGAAGCCGGATCGCTTTCTCGCCCTTAATGACATCTTCCAACTGCGCTTGCAAGGCGTTCCGTTCTTTCTGCATCTCTTTGGGATCAGAATAGAGGAATCCCAACAACCCTTTGCTTCGCCGCTCTAAGCCAGCAATTCGGATATCGCTCCTGCGCGCCAGTTGGTTTTCGATCTTGGCTTTTTCCTCACTGAGCGTCTTTAGCTGATCGTCGAAGGTATCAATTTTGACGGCGAGCTTTGCCTTGGAGAGCTTGCTGAGATCTTCGGCCGTCTCGACCGCCGCATCTTTCAACTCCAAAGCCGATTGACGTGCTAATTTGTTTTGCTCATGGAAATACAGCATCGCCAATCCCGCCTGGATGGCGACACCGATCGGGCCGCCAAGCACACCCAGCGCGACATTGGCGACACGAGACGCCGCGCCGACGCCCGATGTCGCCTGAGTCGCCCCGCGCGCCGCCGCAGCCTGATCGCGCCAGGCCGCCGCGCTGTCATTCAGGCCACCGGCCAGTTTCAGCATCTCCTCCGCCCGGCTGCCGCCTTCGCCGGAAGCGCTGCTCGCCTGGCGGGCCGCGTCGTCCAACTGTTTCATCTGCGCCGTCGCGGCGACGGTGATGGACGCAAGTTCGGTGAGCGCCTGCCCATACTGGCGCGAGGTGGCGGCGAGGCCCTGCAGCGACAGCTCAACGCCGGCCAGCCCAGCCAGTTTCCCCGCCAGGCCGCCAAGCGTGCCGCCGATGCGTTGATACGACTCGTCGGTCTTCTTCGCATCCTGCTGAGCCTGGCGGTTAAATTTGGCGGATTGTTCCCCGGCGGTGCGGTAAGCCGCCGTCAGTTTGTTTTTAAAGTTGGTGTCATTCAGTTGCAACCCGACGACCAACTGTGCGGTATCAGCCATTTCCCAGCACTCGCATAACGTCAGCACACTGCATATCAATACTGCTTTGCGCGGGCTGACCGGATTGATGAACGGGGGCACTCTCCGCCGCATCGGCCGTCATGCCTTGCAGTTTGAAGTATGCCCGCCAGTGATTCAGGATGTGCGCCGGCAGCGCGGCGATCTTGCGAGGATCTGACTCACCCCAGCGATCGGCCAGTTGGAACACCAACATCAGCCAGGGCGAGTCAGTCAGTTTTTTTCCGCTTCCTCGAGGCTGCCGACCGCATGGCGCTTAACGGCGCCGATGGCCTCGACCAGGGTCGGGTTGTCGTGCGCCGCCAGCAGATCGTCTACGCTCGGCAAGGCGCCGGCCGGAATGCGTTTACCGTCCGGCGTCATCAGGCAAGACAGCAGCAACTGCACGTTGAGCTGCGCGGCTTTGTTCATATCACCGCTATCGATGGCGGCCTTCATGCCGTCTTCGTTTTCCTGCAGCTCTGCGGCTTTCAGGCGGCGGATGAAGGCCTTGGCGCCAAAGATCTGCGTTTCGATCACGTGATCGTCGGATTTCAGCAGCGCCGCTTTCAGCGCTTTCAGATCGTATTTCTCAGTCATCGGTTTTTCCTTGTTCATATAATGTGCTCTGCATGAAGAAAGTTGCCGCAGGCCACATGGCCCGCGGCGGAAGCGATCGCGTCGAGCGCACTCAGGCGTTAACCCAGCGCGATCGTCGGTTCGTCACACCTTCGGGGTGACCGAGCCCCAGGTGTTGCTGTTTTGCTTGCCCTGAACGGTAATCTGAATGACTTCACTCGCCGGGGCAGTGATCTCATTCATTTTCCAGCCGGACAGCGACAGGATGGAGGTGGAGGTGCGGCCGTTAGGCAGCTCGACGTAAAACTGCACCGTTTCGCGCTTGTCCGCCGCATTCAGCAGCGCCGCGAAATCGGCGTTGGACGGATCGTCGATGAAACCGATGGATTTTTCCGCGCCTTCCGGCAGGTCGGAAATAAACTGCTTGGCGGTATCCAGCAGCGTGGTGCAATCGACAAAACCGCCGGTTTGCCCCATTTCACCCACCGCTTTACAGTTGGTCAGCGCCTTCATGGCCGTCGGTGCAGCCCCAACGGTGCCCCATTTGACGATAGTGCCGGCAGGCAGCATGGCGTATTCTGGCGAAGTTTTATCAGCCATAGTTTTTCTCTCTCTTTTTGATGAAGGATGGTAGCGGTCGCTACCGGTTTTCGATGCCATAGCGGACGTTAGCCGCCAGGATGCGTAACACTTGGTGCTTATGGTGATCCAGCGCAGGGCGAATAAACGGGGCGGCGGCTTGCGTTGCCGTGCCGTACTCCTGCGCCAGGGCTCTGTGGTAATGCTGTTTACTGGGGCCAACACGCAACGTCACCGCGTTCCATCCGGTAACGACCGGGCGTATCGCGATGCCGGCGCTCAGCGAGGGTTCGCTGTTTGACGCCCCCCGATCGGCACACTGCCGCATCGTGCTAAGTAGCGGCGCCAACGCGGCATGGCCGGCTTCCGGCAGAATGTGGCTGGCGACATCGCGCCGAATCGTTTCCAATCGGCGAGTCAATTCCGCCATACCGGAAACGTTCATGGCGATCACACCGCCACCTCGGAATAGGTGATGAGGTAATCGCGCGCCATCCGGTACTGAACGCGGTTATCAGCCAGGGGCGTGGCGCTCTGCAAAAGGGTGCTGCGCGTGACCGCCTGTACCGGCCATTGGCCAATATGGCCATGCCTAACCCCTTCCCAGGCGTTCAAAACCGCCTTATCCAGAGCGATCAGCCGGGAGTAATCGTCAATCACGTACAGCACGATCTGAAAACGGCCCTGCACCAGCGAGCTGTCAACCAGACCGGTATTCACTTTCAGATCGCTGATCTTCTGATAGGTCACGCCTTCTTGCTGAGGATCCGGCAAGATCAGCGGGTAAGCCGCCAGATGGGTTAGCGCGGCCAGCGAGCGTTGGATTTCATCTTCTATCATTTGGGCAAGGTCTCCGTCGTTTTGAGGGTTGAATCGTTCTGCAAACGCATTCGGGCATCAGGAAAGGAACAGTGCACGTTCCGCTGCACGCCGGGCAACCAACCCATCGAGCCGCACGCCGCCCGCATTTACCCAGCGCCCGAACTGGTCGGCCGCCCCTTGCCGATCGCCGGCATTCAGCCGGCGCAGCAGCGTCGAGTTCTCCAACGCGCGCAGGCCCAGGTTATAGGCAAAGCTCACCAGCGCATCGAACTGCCCCTGCGTGATCGTCACCGCCACCCGCCTTTCGACGCCCTGTTCGAATTGGGCAATACCGCACAGCAGCAAACGCTCGGCCGTTACGGCATCGATCGCCATGCCGGCACCCACTTTTCGGCCTGCAACCGGCTGAGTCCACCCGTAGCCGATGGTCCAAACGCCGACCGAGTCCTGATAAGCCTGCAACCGCAAGCCTTCGAAACGCTTAATCAGCGCCATGCCATCGTCACTTATCTTCATGGTTTCCTCCTGACGCTTTATTGAGAAATCGGCGTTCCAATGCCTTGATCAACGATGCTCCCGACCACCCCGCCATGCCGCATACGCCGCCCATCACCTCCGAAGGCCAGTCGTAATGCAGTGCAATCATCACCATGGTCAAACCGGCGAAAATAGAGACGAACAGCTGCAAAAACAGCGTCCTCCAGCTAAAGGTTTCGCCATTCAAGACCTTGAAGGAATAGCTGGCGATCGCCCCCAGCAGCGTCATGCCGAAAGCAAGCAGCATTGAAAGGATGTTTGGTTCATTTTTCCAAGGCATAATCATTACCCTCCCCTTACCGGGGCATAACCCGATGTTCGGGAGTCATGGAAAAGAGCGGCTAAATGCGGCCCCCCTCTCCGTCGTTCCTGTTCCATTTAAAAAGCGGCCATTTACGCGGTTGAAAATGGCTTATTCGTTCTGCTCAACCTGGGCAGATAAATAAGGATTGCGCTGTTTTATAAAGAAGAGGGATTAGCCTCTCGTCGTGGTCATTCAATGACAGCTATTATTCAGTGAGTGATTGACCGTTTTGACAAGGAGGCTAAAAATGAAAACCCCGCCGGAGCGAAGTTTATCTGTCGTGTGGCGGTGCCGGCAGCGACTCAGTTTTATCAGATTACGCGCTTATTTGCGTACGCGTGAGTCTTTTATTATAAAAAACTAAACCCCGCCGCAGCGAGGTTTATTTATCGTGCGACGGCGCCGGCAACGACTCAGTTTTATCAGATTACGCGCTTATTTGCGTACGCGTGAGTCTTTTATCATAAAAAAACAAAACCCCGCCGGAGCGAGGTTTAGTTATCGTTCGGCGGCACCGGCAACGACTCAGTTTTATCAGATTACGCGCTTGTTTGCGTACGCGTGAGTCTTTTATCATAAAAAAACAAAACCCCGCCGCAGCGAGGTTTATCTGTCGTGCGGCGGTGCCGGCAACGACTCAGTTTTATCAGATTACGCGCTTATTTGCGTACGCGTGAGTCTTTTATTATAAAAAACTAAACCCCGCCGGAGCGAGGTTTAGTTATCGTACGGCAGCGCCGGCAACGACTCAGTTTTATCAGATTACGCGCTTGTTTGCGTACGCGTGAGTATTTTTTTAAATTATTGCAACGCGCATACGCTATTATTATTCCTGATGTCACAGTGAAACGAGAAATAAGCCCTCATCAACTTCAACGGCAGCCGTTTCAGCGATCCATACTCAATTTTATATCCAACATCGCCAGGCATCCCCCGATGAATCCTTCCGCCGTTTGCATCTCTTTGCGTATCGTACCGTCTGAACATTTCCTTTTCAGGGCAATCTTGCGCAGAGATATGCCATAAACATGGTGGGCAATGATGAGATCGAACTCTTCGGGTTTGTATTTCTTCAATCTGCCCACGCAACCGTCGATCACCAGGCCGTCATCATCGCAGCAGGAGAGCTCGCCATTCGATTTATAGGACAATAACCCTTTGAACCCGGCGGCAATGGGGGAATAATCGATGCCGCTGTTATCCCTGGCCCATACGCCCCACCGCTCCAACACTTCATTCATATCTCTCATGCTTCCACCTCCTTTGGGCGTTTGCCACATCGCCAGGGCTCCATGTCACTTACCGACGTCGGTCGAGCCGTTGTGCTGCTCGGCGTGCGCCAACGCGCAACAACCGATCCGCCCGGCTTGCTCGCCGAGGGATGTCGCACCAAATACTGTATAAATAAACAGTACCAAGTATACCCAGAGGTATCTTTTTTTCAATAGCGAAAATCCATTTACCTGCAGGTAAATTTAGGTACGATGACCTGATGAAAAGCGAGCAAAAAATGCACCTGCAGGAGATGCGACGAGAGCGCCTGATCATCCTGATCGATAACCTCGGCGTAGGGGGCCAAAAGCGCCTGGCCGAGGCGCTTGGCATTGCCGCAGACTATGTTTCCCGTTTGCTCTATCCGCCGGGCAAGAAAGGGAAAAAAGGCATCAGTGGCGACATGGCGCGAAGAATTGAGCAGTACTTCGCCGTGCAAATCGGCTGGCTGGATGGCCTGGAGCAAATCGGGTTACGCCCCGTCAGGCAGAAGACTTCGCAGGCCTTGGGTAAAACGCTGCCGCTGCTGGCGTGGACATTGCCGTTGTCTCATGAACAGCTGCGCAAAGGAACGACCGTCCACTACCCGGCGATGGTGCAATGCAGCGCTCAGGCCTACTGGTTGCCGGTGCGGGATGACACGATGAACGGCTCTGCCGGCGCCAATTACCCAAAGGGCGCCTTGATACTTGTCGAACCCGTTACTACCGGCATAACCGAGCTCGTGTCCGGCGATAAGGTGATAGCGAAACGCTGCGACAGCGCCGAGCTCATCTTTAGAAGATATGTCGAGGAAGTTGGGCATCGATGGCTTAAGGGAAGCATGCCGGGTTGCCCGGCGCTAAATGCCGATGAGTACGCGATTATCGGGATGGTGCTTGGCGCCTGGCTGCCCTAG